AGGCAAGAAAGTCATTACCAAGAGATTTAAGAGGCTTTGTAGATGATGTGGTGTTGTGGGATAAAAGTGTTAAAAATAGTGCTAAGAACTTAAATATAAGGGCTACAAGTGGGTTTGATATGTTTAAGGTATGTTTAAATATATTAAGTGAATTTTATTTAGGAATTAATTAAAATTAATTGAATTTAATATATTATTTTGACTAAATTAATTATTATGTGTTATTTATAAAACAATGACTTAGGATATTTATTAATATAAAAAGGTGCGTCCACACGAACACCAACACAAATTAGGCAAAAACAGGACAAAAAATGTCAATAAAAGAACAAAATGAGAACATAACAGGAACAAAAAGAAAAGCTGGTAGACCAAAAGGAAGTGTGACCAATAAGCAAAGAAAAGGCGCATATGACATCTTGAGAAGGAATTTTTCCTATGCCTTAGAAGAAATGAGCAGCCGCAAAAACAAGCCACAATTACATGAACTAATCAATGACGCATTAACTAATGACATAAGAGATATAAGTAAGTTTGCGTTCCTGTTCCCACAGCAAAGCCAATTAAATATAAAAGCAGATAGTCTTGTTAAATCTATAAGTACCATCTCGGAACGCATAAAAAATTATAAAAAAGAAGATATAAAAAAAGGTGATGTCATAGATGTCACCCCTAAAGAAATAGATGGTGACTAAATAGAATAATTATATATGTTTTAGACACCCCCCCTTAATTTTATGTCGCCCCCTAGTAGTAATAATAATTATACCCCTACCTATACTAAAATTATTTTAAAAAATTTCCGACAAAATTTTTGTTTCATTCGTTAAGTAAACATAAACAATAACAATTTCGTTGTTGTAATTTTTGGAGAAATAAAAATGAAACACTCAAAAAAAGAATACTTAAAAATATTAACTAGATACCATGCTTTTGGATTATGTGATGATTACGATACTTTAATCACAATGATAGCAGATGAATTTAAAGACCATACATTAAGAGATAAAGTCATAACAAAATCAGGAAAAATAGACCACTATTATAATGATTATTATGATGCTGAAGATTATGAAAAATTTTTTAATGAGTTATGGGATAATTTATCAAAATAATATTGGAGAATACAATGTTACATATAGATAGAATTAAAATATATCAAAAATTTATTAATGAACCTGAAAGTTTAACTGATAATGAGTATGATATATTAGATAAATTTGATATAGAGTTTCTAAAATGGTTAGAAAATACATATAACATATAAAAAAAGGGGGTTAAAAACCCCCTTAATTTATTATCTTGGTAAGCCATACCACTTACCACGCCACCGGTCTTGTTTTTCATCATAGTAATCTTTCTCAACCCAAATCGAGTTTAATGCTCGTTGTGGTCTATGTGAAAATTTTTTGCCTTTTGCAGTTTTTGGTTTTATTTGTCTTTTTCCCATATTACACTTTCCATATCTAATTTATGATTTTTATTAAAAACCTTGTTATTCTTTGTAGAATATTTAACTCCATAAATATTCCCATGCTTAGTTATCTTATTAATTGTAAAAAAAGCCTGACCGCCACCATATTGATTGCCGCCATGCTTTATAGTCAAAGTTTGTCCAACTTTCATATTACACTCCTATAAATTGTAAATAAGTAAATATTGATATAGCCACTATAAGTATATATTCTAATTCATCATTCATTTATTTCTCCTAAAAAGATGGGTCACGATATTTTTTTCTTTTACCAAAAACTACACGATAACTTGTATTGGTCTTATTCCATCTATTGGTTTTTTCGTTTCTAACAACTTGTAACCAATTTTTATTTTTATCTAATTTAAAATATAAAACTTTTCCCTCATTATTAGGTGAGTAAATATATTCTTGATTAGAATAATAGTTGCTGTCTTTTGTTGGTTTAGCAAAGTCCTCTTGAATAGCAACCATATCTTTTTTATAATTTATAATGGTATAAGGGTAAACATCAGAACCAACATATACAGATGCACCACCACCTTGAACAATATTTTCATTAAAAGTCATTTATTTTCTCCGTAATTAATTAACAATATAGACAAGGTACATCTATTGACAATATAAGTCAATACAAAAATAAAAATTTTTTTAATTATTTTTATTACTATATATGGTGTTGACAAACTCTCTCAAATCACCAAATATGGTCAAATGGTGTTTGTTGTGCAATTCTCCCCAATTAACAAATAGAAGAAGCACCAAAAAAAAATGGAAGCACAACAATTATTACCTCTTGAGGTGGTGTAGGTAGGTTTTTCGAAAACTATCCATTTTTGTCCTATCTACACCTAAAAAGGAATTTTATGTCAACTACAGAACTAGAAGAAATTATAGAAGATTTAGCGTCTGACCCAGTTATGTTTGTTGAAACTATGCTACAGGTAAAACCTGAAAAGTGGCAAAAAGAATTTTTATACAATGTTCAAAACAATCCTAGAAATGCAGTTAAGTCAGGACATGGTGTTGGTAAAACTGCTGTTTTATCTTGGTTAATATTATGGTGGCTGCTTACAAGACACCCATGCAAAGTAATATGTACTGCAAACACAGCACACCAACTATCTGATGTATTGTGGGCAGAAGTAAAGAAGTGGGGTCGTCAATTACCAGAAGCATTTTATAATCAATTAGAAATGAAGAACGACAAAATCAACCTTGAAGGTGCAACTGATAGTTATGCTGTTGCTCGTGTATCAAGGCGTGAAAACCCAGAAGCATTACAAGGTTTTCATAGTGACAACTTACTTTTTATTATTGATGAGG